GACAAAAGCAGAAGGATTCTCGCCAAAATTCGAGTCAGCACAGTTTGGTGGTGGCGATAACATCAACGCAGTGGGATCATAAGCCATGAAACTTATTAGAGAACAAGTAACAGAAACCAAATTTTTCGTTGAAGAGAAACTTGGTAAAGGCAAACAGTATTTTATTGAGGGAGTGTTCCTTCAATCAGAATTAAAAAACCGAAATGGTCGTATGTATCCAGAGGGTGTGATGGACAAAGAAGTCGTCCGTTACATGGAACAATACGTAAAGAACAATCGTGCTTACGGTGAGTTGGGTCATCCAGATACACCTACTATCAATCTAGATCGTGTATCTCACTTAATTGTTGATCTTCGCAAAGAAGGAACCAACTACATTGGTAAAGCAAAAATTTTAGAAACACCTATGGGTAATATCGCTCGTGGTCTATTGGACGGTGGCGCAAACCTCGGAGTTTCAAGTCGAGCACTAGGTTCTTTAAAAGAGAACAAAGATGGTGTTCAGATTGTACAAGACGATTTTATGCTGTCAACTGCAGCTGACATCGTCGCCGACCCATCGGCTCCAGATGCTTTCGTTCGTGGCATTATGGAAGGTGTAGAGTGGGTTTATGTTGATGGAAAATACGTGCAAAGAGATATCGAAGAAGCAAGAAGAAACATTAGAGCTACTCCTTCTAAAAGACTATCAGAGCAATCACTCACTGAATTTGCTCGTTTTTTGAAGAAACTCTAAGTTTTATAAATAGAATTTATCGAAACTAATCGGACATAACCTACTAAAAACAGGAGACTATAATGTCAGTTGAAAAGAAAATTGCGGAATTATTGGCTGAATCTAAAAAACTTCAGGATCAACAAAACGATGAGGTTGTCGTTGAGGAATCTGAAGAGTTAGAAGAGGGTGCTGCTGAAACTATCAAAGCAAAAGGTAGCGCAGGTGGCGAGGGTGACAACGCTGATAACAAGCGCAACCAAGGCACAGATAAGCCAGAAGTAAAAACAAGTAAAGACAGTTCTAAAGCTGGTTCAGGTGGAGCAGCTGCTCAAGCATCTGAAATTGCAGGAATGAAGAAAGAAGAAATCAAGTATGATTCTTCAGAAGACGTTGCTGCTTTAGTAGAAGGCGAAGAACTATCAGAAGAATTCAAAACAAAGGCTGCAACAATTTTTGAAGCAGCAGTTGTAACAAGAGTCAAAGAAGAAATTTCTAAGATTCAAGAGCAGTATGACGCACAACTCGTAGAAGAGTTTGTGAAGATTAAAGAGGAACTCGTTGAAAAGGTAGATGGATATCTCGGCTACGTTGCTGAGCAGTGGATTAAACAAAATGAACTTGCCCTCGAAAGCGGAATCAAAGCAGAACTTGCTGAATCTTTCATTGATGGTATGAAGCGTGTGTTCGAAGAGCATTACGTAGATGTACCTGCTGAGAAATATGACATTCTCGGTGACTTAGAGTCTAAAGTGCAAGAATTAGAAGGTAAGTTAAATGAGACCGTAAATGCAAATATTGAAATGACAAAGCAAATTGCACAAATGGAACGTGCTGGTATCGTAGCAGAATTGTCAGATGGTCTAACAGACACAGAGGCAGAAAAATTTGCTACATTGGCTTCTGAGATTGCTTGCGAAGATGTAGATTCTTATACTAAGAAATTACAAACAATTCGTGAGTCATATTTTAAAGAAACAAAGCCAGTTGCTAAAGACAGCGTCGAGTCTGGAACAGCAAAAGAGCAAGTGATTGCAGAATCAGTTGCCCAATATGCTCAAGCAATTGCTAAACTAAACAAAAAATAATCCAACCTTTCAGGAGAAACAACTATGATGTTAAGAGAAGATCTAGTTAAAAAATGGTCGCCAATTCTCGAGAACGAGAATTTGCCAGAAATTAAAGACCAGTATCGTAAAGAAGTTACTGCTGTTCTTTTAGAGAACCAAGAGCGTTCATTGCAAGAAGAGCGTGCTGCTTTGTTTGAAGCAGTTCCAACAAACGCAAACTACAATGGTTCATCAACAAACCCAGACACAAATGGTGTCGCTAAGTATGATCCAATTTTGATCAACTTGGTTCGTCGTGCTGCTCCACAGATGATCGCTTATGATCTATGCGGTGTTCAGCCAATGACAGGTCCAACAGGCTTGGTATTCGCAATGAAGAGCCGTTATGGTACACAAGGTGGTACTGAGGCACTTTATAACGAAGCTGACGCAGAGCGTGCAGGTGGTGACCTTGGTTCTAACACAAATCAGTCAACAATCTCTGGTTCTAACTGGTTCTCATCAGTTAATGCTCCAGGTGGTATGACAACTCAACAGGCTGAGGGTGGTCACACTTCGTCTTCAACTGGTGCAGCTCCAGCATCTGATCCAGGTCCTGGTTCAACAACTTTCAATGAAATGGCTTTCTCAATTGAGAAGACAAGCGTAACTGCTAAGTCACGTGCTTTGAAAGCTGAGTACTCAATTGAACTCGCACAAGATATGAAAGCAATTCATGGTCTTGATGCTGAGAGCGAGTTGAGCAACATCCTTTCAACAGAAATTCTTGCTGAAATCAATCGCGAAGTTATTCGTACAATTTATTACACAGCTAAGTCTGGTGCAGCATCTGGTACAGTAACAACAGCTGGTGTATTCGATTTGGATACAGACGCTAACGGACGTTGGTCAGTTGAGAAATTCAAAGGTCTATTGTTCCAAATCGAACGTGATGCGAACGTAATTGCACAAGAAACACGTCGTGGTAAAGGTAACTTCATCCTTTGCTCTTCAGATGTTGCATCTGCATTAGCAATGGCTGGTGTTCTTGACTACGCTCCTGCTCTTTCAACAAACTTAACAGTTGATGACGCAGGTAACACATTCGCTGGTGTTCTAAATGGTCGCTATCGTGTCTATATTGATCCATATGCATCGAATGGTGGTGCTAATGACCAATTCTATGTAGTTGGTTATAAGGGTTCTAGCGCATTTGACGCTGGTATCTTCTACTGCCCATACGTTCCTCTACAAATGGTTCGTGCTGTAGATCCAAATACATTCCAACCAAAGATTGGCTTCAAGACACGCTATGGCATGCTTGCTAACCCATTCGCTCGTGGTACTACATTAGCAACATCAATCGGTTCAAACGAAAACGTCTACTATCGTAGAGTTCGTGTACAGAACATTATGTAATTGATGAAGCTGACGTAAGATCAGTGTTTGACAAGGGGAGCTTCGGCTCCCCTTTTTTGTTGAATAAATATATGCATGCAAGATAAGAATGTTAAAGTTATTGTCCTCTCAGAACTTCTCGAATCTCGTGCTAGAAAAGAGAAGGAGCTACAGTATTACTGCGAACAACTCAAAGAGTTACAAGTAAGAATGAACTGGATACAGGCAGAAATAAATTTAACAACTAGAATTATAGACATGATTGAAAAGGAAAAACTTTTTGACATGGAAAAATATTTAAGAGAGAAATAATGGCAAACATACCAGCACAATGGGCAACTAAAATACCAACAAATATGAACCCTCTTGCTCCAACAGGGTTTAGATTCATCATTACTAAATTGCCAAAAATGCAATTCTATTGTCAAACTGTTAATCTTCCTAGCATTACATTAGGTGAACCAGAGTTTAGTACACCATACTCAACGATCCCAATTCCAGGAGATAAACTTGCGTATGGAGATTTGAGTATTCAATTTTTGGTCGATGAGACATTAGAAAATTATAAAGCAATAAATGGATGGTTGGTTGGTTTGGGGTTTCCTGTTGATAATCAACAGTATACCAATTTTTTGGCACAAGATCAGGTAGCTGCATCAAGTGGATCCGAATACGTTAAGAATACTTCGGATGCCTCTCTTTTTATCTTGACAAATAATAATACTGAGAGTAAAATAGTTACATTCAAGAATATGTTTCCAACATCTTTAGAAAGTTTGACATTCACAGCTGTTGATTCAGATGTGAATTATTTGATAGGAAATGCAACTTTCAGGTATAATTACTACATATTCGAAAATTAAATTTTATTTTTGGAGTTGTTATGAATCTTGAGCAGTTAATGTCAATGTGGGAGAACGATTGTAAAATTGATGACAATCATTTGGGTGAAGCATCAACAGATACACCCAATCTACACTCAAAATATATCAATCATTTGGTATCTTATAAACTAAAACTTGCCAAAATCAAAGGCGAATATAATCTCCTACGAAAAAACAAATTTAGATACTATCGTGGCGAACTAACACGTCAAGAATTAGAAGATCTTGGATGGATACAATGGCAAGGTGTTAAACCATTAAAGAATGAAATGGATGAATTTTTACAAGGTGATACTGATCTTGTTCAAATGGAACAAAAGGTTGAATACTTAAACACAATAGTATATTTCTTAGAATCTGTTCTAACTCAGATTCGTTCACGTGATTTTCAAATTAAAAATGGAATTCAGTGGAAACAATTTTTAGTTGGGATGTGATGGATAAAATTGTAGTTGAAAAATTTGATAACGTAAATATCCGTGTGTTTTCGGATATAAACATAGAACATGAACTGAGCAATTTTTTTACATTCGAGGTTCCTGGTGCTAAATTCATGCCAGCATATAAAGCGAGGATGTGGGATGGTAAAATTAGACTCTACGATTTGCAAAGAAAAACACTCTACGCTGGACTCAGGGACTATGTTAAAGAGTTCGCGAACAGGAATGGATACCAATATCACGAGTTGGCAGCAGAGCATTATCAATCTGTGCCTAACAACGAATATACCTATGAACAAGTATCAGAATACGCACATGCTCTTGATCTCACTGCTAGAGGGAAACCGATTGAGATTCGAGATTATCAAATAGATGCTATTCGTAATTGTTTAAACAATAACAGACAGCTGTTACTCTCTCCTACGGCATCAGGTAAATCTTTAATTATATACACACTGATGCGTCACTATGTTGCTGAAGGTAAGAAATGTATTCTCATCGTACCAACAACATCTTTAGTTGAACAAATGTATACTGATTTTGCTGATTACTCACATATTAATGGATGGCGTGTCGACAGACATTGTCAAAAACTATACAGTGGTTTTACTAAGGACATTTCTTCAGATGTTTTAATTACAACTTGGCAATCCATCTACAAACAACCTAAAGGATGGTTCGATCAATTCAAAGTTGTGTTTGGAGACGAAGCGCATCAGTTTAAGGCAAAGTCGTTATCAACAGTAATGGAGAAAATGACTAATATTCCATATCGTATAGGAACAACAGGAACACTTGATAACAAGCAAGTGCATCGTCTTGTTCTTGAGGGATTATTTGGTCCAGTCTATAAAGTTACTACCACCAAAAAGTTGATGGAAACACAAAGAGTAGCAAAACTAAATATAAAATGTGTTCTACTGAAATACGATGAGGAAACCAGAAAGAAGCGCAAGAATAATTTATACCAAGAAGAGATGGATTTTCTAGTCTCTTACCAGAAGCGTAATCGCTTCATTAAAAATCTTGCCCAATCTTTAAATGGAAATACTCTAGTCCTGTTTCAATATGTTGAGAAACATGGAAAAGTATTACATGATTTGTTTGGTAATATCACAGAAAAGAACGTGGCCATTGTTCACGGAGATATCGATGTTGCTGAAAGAGAACGCATCAGACATATGGCAGAACAACGTGATGACATGTTGATTCTCGCATCATACGGAACATTCTCAACAGGCATCAATATACCCTCAATTGAGAACATCGTTTTTGCATCACCAAGCAAATCAAGAATTAGAAATCTTCAATCAATTGGTCGTGGACTGCGATTGAAAGAAGGTAAAGATACTTGCAATCTCTATGATATTGCTGATGATTTATCTTACAAATCTTGGAAAAATCATACACT